AAAATAATAGAATGCTCTGTAAACGATTTTGAAAATCCGTGACCACCGAACCCTGTGGTGCCAAATGCTGATAAATTACCTTGAGGTGTTGTTGTATCTGTTGAGCTTGTTTGAGCTATAGGGTGGATGTTAATTCTGTCTTTACCACCACCTAAATATTCTGGACGTTGTAATCTTGCGTCGGGTGATGTTACACCAAAGTGGCTCTGAATGATCTCACTATATCTCGAGCCACCCCGCGCGTCACGCTCGTATAAGCGCTGGATCTGAAATGCTTCGCGTAGCTCATTAATTGTTGCTGCTGTTGCATCTGTTAAATCTGCAAATAATCTATTGCCGTTATTTGCATTACTTGTGCTTGTTTCTACAAAACCGCTACCGATTTGCATCTGTTTAAGCACACCACTACCTAGTTGGATACCTAAGTTTGCTCCACTAGTTGTTGCTGGTGTTGCTACCGGCGCTTCTGTTCCTAATGGCAAACTTACTGCATCGCCTTTTTGAGGCCATGGTAAACACGATGTAAAGTAATCGTGTCTTTTTCCTCTTTTTACCAACACATAATCACTTGCGTTGTCTGGTCCGTCTCCTTTATCTACTACTAAGCTATCCTGTAAATTTTCATCTCTAAACCATTCGTTATAAACAAGATTGAAACTACGGCCTGCTAGATTGTTAAATGTTAAATTGACGTCTGTTGGGATACCGAAATAATCCCATAAGCTTCCGTTTGTCGCTGTTGTTGTGACTGTTGGAATTAAATAATCTGTGGAGTCGCCCGGGTCAGTTTGTTCACCGCAAAATTTTTCCCAATTGTTCCAAACCAGCCGGTGAGGGATTGCGAAAAAAAATGTTTCGATATGAATATTATCAAATATCGGGTTAATAGGTGTTGCTAGCCTTCCAAATGCTTGGACGTTTAATGAAAACGTATCGCCAGGAAGGGCTTCGTCTACAAATATGGGGACAAGGTAACCCGCATCGAATGTTGTTTTAAGATCATGACTTCGATTAAACGTCGAACGCTGAATATCAGCTTTTGGAACACGAGAAAATTCGTGTTTCATTTGACTTGGGAGGTTACCTTCTGGTCCAAACATTTTTTTATTCTCCGACTAGTGTTTTCAACTCGATAATATCTGCTTTGTTATCTTGATTTAGTTGACCGGTTTCTTCGTCATATACTCCGAGACGCGTTAATGTGAAATCTTCTGGATGCTTTGAAAAGGGATGATCTCCTTTTGCTGCATCTTGAACCGCTCTTACTGCTGTTGCGTCTGTTACCTCTAAAAACGGCTGTAGATACAATTTTGCTGCATTATCAAAAACCGCGAACATAGATTTTTTCATTTTTAGCCTCCATACTAAATGTTGTATTGAACTTTGCGCATAATATACATTAGGAGTCAATAATTTTTTTAAGGATTGTTTTACATGTTTTTTGCGTTTTTGTTCACAAATCACGAATCAATATGTTGAGCCGTTTTTCCTTTACTGCTTCTTTTACCCATAATCTTCGCATTGCTTCATTATATTGATCAATGACTTCTGGTAATTCTTCCTTCCTTTTTTCTTTTATTTTCTCGAGCTCTGATTCCTCGAGCTGGTTATCATAAAATCTTGGTGGCCTAATTTTATGTTTTTTTATTACTACGTAATCGTGCGGATATACATCCGACTTATATTTTTTAAACCATTCATACCCAATGCCTCTAGTGTGCCTAGGATCATCTTCTGGATAATTGTTGCCTCTGCTCATTGTCGCGTATTCCGGTTCGATGGGTATCCCCTCCCCTGTCGTGGGGTCCCATCGTATATAATGCTTTTCAACATCTTTTCCTGTTATTTTTTTTGTGACGTATCGCGCCACATACGCTGCCGATTCAAACGTCACTTCACCGATGGTTGAATGCCCATAGGGCCATAATTCTTCCAATTTTTTACTTTTATATAATCTTATATCATCACGCACTGTATATAGTTGTTTGTCGTCGAAATCGACGCCAAATAAAATAGCGTGATAGTGTGGTCTTTTATTTTTTTCACCATATTCACCACAATGGAAATATCTAATTTGTTTTCCATACCTTTTTCTTAATCGTTTCATAAACCTCTGGTATTCGCTTTTGTCTAGGGAGTATGGATTCTCCCTGGACAAAAGATATTCGTCATTCATTGTTAATGTTATGAAACAACTTTCACTGTGCATTTGATTCTCATGCATCAGTCTAACAGCCCATTCTTGGCTGTATTTTAACCTACATCCTATGCATTGCCCGCATGGCAGGTTAAATCCTTTAGCATAGGGATAGGGTTTGTTGAATACTACTTTTCCACTATCTTTATATGCTAGTAGTGGGTGGTAGCATGTCATTAGATTCTATAGCCACCACGCATTACTGTTGCGAAATTGCGGTTTTTTACTCTCATTGCTGTTCGAGTAAATAATTTACCGCTTTTCTTTCTCGACATCGATTTTCGATACATCACTTTGCTCCTTTAGATACACGAATACATCCCCATTGGGATTCGGGACTGGCAAAGCGTTAAAATCGATTTTAATATTGGTTTCGTTTTCGTATGCTATGCCTAAAACTGTCCAATACACTTTTTCGTTTTTGACCTTTGCCGTTAATACGTCAAATTTCTTTTTTTGCACGTTCCACCTCCTCTTGGTGTCACTCCGCACAGTTACATCAAGTAGGGTAACTGTGCGGCGCTCCTATTCGTCGCTTTTTTCTACCGCTTCAACGGGTGCTGAAGCTTTTGTAGCTGGCTCAGATGGGACATCATCAGGTGAGGGAGGCGCTACCTTCAACCCCATCTGAACCATCTTTTCATCGTTTTTTGGATCTGTAGCGAACTCAAAAAACAATCCTGCATCGTTATCAAACATTTTCCGCAATTCTGCGGGTAATTCTAAGAACGATTCGTTTGCTGAATTCACCATATCCAACGCCTCTCGATATTCGTTAACTTCACTATAATCGCCGTATTGAGCTACTCCTCGAGCGACATGCGAAATAATGCCTGTTCGATCATGCTTTTTAATGATCGTTTTTATATCTACTTCTTCAGCGAAATGTTGCTGTGTCATAGTTTCGCCTACAGTATTAAATTGGCTTTTAACTGGGCCGCTATATGCGGTTCGGAATGTTGTTTTTGTCATCGTTTATTTCCTCTCATTTGACTATTCATATAGTCTTTCATTGCGTCTGATTTAAATTTTGTAGAGGAGTTATGGTATTTAATTTTTCTATCCATTACCCAATCTACAACCATTTTTTTTGCTTTTTTTCCGGCTTCGGCTATTGATGAAGAAACACCTTGCACCTCAGTTGATGTTCGGCTCCTAAATTGTTGAATCTTCCTTATCAATTCACCGACGGCTTTCCGATCGGCTGCAAAGGTTATTCCTTGAGCGTTTAATATTGTTGCAGGCTGAATTCCCATTTCAGCCATAATTGCAGACGCTAATACATTTTCTACTGACATTGTTGCCACTTTCATGACAAACCGCTCTTTGAAATGCTGTTTCTCAAATTCAGTTGATTGCGCTATTCTCGCAGCTTCTTGATGTGCTTTTTTGGCTTGCGTTTTAGACAACGTTGCTTGTGCATTACTTGCTTTTGCCGAGGCTTGTGACGCTTGCGCTTGACTTGCTAATTGGTAGCCGTCAATCGCTGCTCGAGCCACATTTTGATGCTGATAAGTAAACGCTTGGCCCATTGCACCACCCGGACTACTTGCCGGCTGTCGCGCTGCTAATATTGGGTTTAATCCTGCTCTTCTTAAATCTCGCATTGCTCTTTGATGAGCTGTGTTTGACATCCTTTCTTGGAATGCCATTTGTTCTCGAGCGTTTGCCTGTGATTGCTGTGTTGCATTTGATGCTATATGTGCATTTGTTCTATTTGCTGAACGTTGACCTAAATAATTTAAGCCACCCATTATTGCTGCTGCTTGCCATACCATTATTGCAGCTCCATACAGTCTTTAGTGTATATTGCTAGAGCGTCAGCAACACCGCATACAGCAATTGCCCAATCAGTAAACTCGTTAGCAATAAGCCAAACAACCAACGCGCCCACCAATACAGGCGCGACGTATTTGCGCATAATATGAATAACAAGAGCAAGTTTAGTAGTATCCATAACACACCTTAGAAATGATCTATTAATCCGGGAACGGAATAAGTTGGCATTGGCCTTGTGCATTTGAGATTAAAATAGGCATTGAATATTATGTCCGGTTCACTTGGAACCGCGACAACTCTATCGATAGGTGGATTTTCTTCTATGAAACTTGCGTTTAATGCTGGCAATGATCCGAAATCCTGTGACACATGCCAACTGTCTAAACTTTGAGCATAATTGCTTCTAAATTGTCCTGTGATTAGGCTTGGTTTATACCGGTATTCTGCAAACCTCTCTTGGTAGCCAAACACGTTGTTATCATCTGAGTTTCCTTGCGCATAAATTTCTTTATTATACACTGCTTGTTCACCGATATGCGCTAGTGCCGGCCAATAATAATCCCAGCGATCTTGCCGGCTAAACATTCTGTTGAGACCTTGTTGGTATGTTAAATCAGCATATACGTTTACCAGTCCTAAAATAATAGAATGCTCTGTAAACGATTTTGAAAATCCGTGACCACCGAACCCTGTGGTGCCAAATGCTGATAAATTACCTTGAGGTGTTGTTGTATCTGTTGAGCT